TCACGACTGCGGGCAGCAATCAGGAATCCATCTGCTACCGCGAGTACCAATATGCCAAGCGCGTGGCCTCCGGCGAGATCCAAGACGAAAGCTACTTTCCCCTGATTTACGAAGTCCCAATTGACGCCGACTGGACCGATCAGAGCCTGTGGCCGCTGGCGCTGCCGACGCTGGGCGTGCTGCACGACATCCGCGACTACGAAGAGGAGTTCCGGCAGGCCTTGGCGCGGCCCGAGAAGCAGAACACGTTTCGGCGGCTGTACCTGAACCAGTGGACCAGCGCCACGACGACGTGGATACCGCTGCGCGACTGGGACCAGTGCATGGACGAGTTTCCAGACCTGGCCGGCGTGCCGTGCTGGGGCGGGCTGGACCTTGCCGCTGTGCGCGACCTGACCGCGTTTGCCTTGTGCTGGCCGTATGAAGGCAAAGTCTATTACCGGGCCTGGGCATACCTGCCGTCGAAGATGTTGGCCGAGAAGACTGCAACCGACGGCGTGCCTTACGTGCAGTGGGCGCAGGGTGGCCACATCGAGACCATGCCCGGCAACACTGTCGATTGGCGGTACGTGGTGGCACACATCGAAAAGTTGTCCGAGCAGTACAACATCCAGGCCATCGCCTACGACCGTTACGGGGCACGCGACACGGCGCAGCAGCTGCAAGACGCTGGCATTCAGGTGGTGGAGTTTGGTCAGGGTTACGTGTCGATGTCGCCCGCGGCCAAGCGGTTCGAGCAGTTGGTGCACGAGCGCCAGTTGGTGCACGACGGCTCGCCGGTCCTGCGTTGGAACATCGAATGCTGCGAGATCGCCAGCGACCCTGCGGGCAACATCAAACCGGTCCATCCAGACCGCCACCGCGAGACGACGCGCAACGACCTAGTCATCGCGTGCGTTATGGCGACCGGCATCAGCACCAGTGCCAAGCCGAAGGAGCGTTCGGTGTACGAGGACATGGTGCCGGTCACGTTGGGCTGGTAGCACGACAACCAAAAATCGTGATACCGTGGTAGCACGATGCAGTAGGGATTGTGATACCGGATGAACCTTTTCGGCAAGCTCATGGTCAAGCTCGGCGCGACGCCGCCACCGGATAACGACTTCTGGTATCGGCCTGTGTCTGGAAGCAAGTACTACGTTTCGAGCGAGTCGGCCATGCGTATCACTGCCGTTTGGGCCTGCGTGCGCGTGATTGCCGAGACCATCGGCAGCCTGCCGCTAGGGATCTACCGGCGCGGCCGAGATGGCCGCGAGTTGGATCGCAACCATCCGCTCTATTATTTGCTGCACGACTCGCCCAACCCGGACATGACCGCTTTTGAGTTTTGGGAACTCGCTGCGAAGTGTCTGTGTCTGAGCGGCAACTTTTACGCGCGGATCCAGACCAACCAGCGTGGCGACGTGACTCAGCTGACGCCGCTATCGCCGTCGTCCGTGCGCGTGTTTCGCGATCCGGAAACCGGCGTGATGGTCTACCAGTATGGCTCGCAGATGTACACGGCGTCGGACATCCTGCACATCCCCGGCTTGGGCTACGACGGCGAAGATAGTCTGACCGGCTTTTCGCCCGTCGGCTACATGGCCCAGGCGCTCGGCATGACGCAAGACGCCGAAGGCTACGGCGCGAACTTCTTCCGCAACAACGCCACGCCGCCCGCCTACATGACCGTGCCGCAAGCGTTGAGCAACGAGGCGCGGAAGAATTTGCAGACTTGGCTCATGGAAAGCTACGGCGGCGTTCGCAACGCCGGGAAAATTGGCGTTTTGGAGCAGGGCGCGGAAATCAAGACCGTTGCCATCAACCACCGCGACATGCAGTTTCTGGAGCTTCGCCAGTACCAGAAGGCCGACATCTGCTCCATCTTCCGCGTGCCGCCGCACATGATCCAGGACCTGACGCGGAGCACCAATAACAACATCGAGCACCAGGGCATCGACTTTGCGACGCATACGATTCGGCCGTGGCTGACGCGCATCGAGAAGCGGATCAACCTGCAACTGTTTGGGCCGCGTGAGGCCACGAATTACTACGCCGAGTTCAACATGGACGCCTTGCTTCGCGGCGACGCGGCCAGCCGGGCGAACTACTACAGCGCCATGCGAAACATCGGCGCGCTGAACGCGAACGAGATCCGCTCGAAGGAAAACATGAACCCATACGACGGCGGCGAGCTGTATCTGGTCCAGGGCGCCATGGTGCCGGTGGCGCAGGCGGGCGCGTTTCAGGGAGGTCAGCAATGAATGTAGACCAAGCACAGCAGCTACTACTGCAGACGCCGCAATCACTTTTGTCCTCGCTGCGGCCGGCCGACCTCCTGCAAATGCCGGAGGAGGGCGACAAGGTCGAGCTACCCGGCAAGCGCAAGCGTGACGTGTTGTTTTACTCGGGCGCGAAGGTCGAGCGCGTCGATATGTGGTCGGGCGATATGTACGACCTGTCGTTTTCCATGGACGGCGGCGACGTTACACAGCTGGCGGGCAAGCCCGTCCTTGATGGTCACCAGCAACATGAAGTCGACTATGTCCTCGGCGTGGTGGAGAATCCGCGGCGCACCCGTCGCGGCTACGAGGCCACGCTGCGCTTTTCCGATCGCGAAGACGTGGCATCGGTCTGGCAGGACATCGAAGACGGCATTCTTACCAGCGTGTCGATGGGCGTTCAGATCGTTGAAATGACCCAGGCGCCGGACTCGACGGTGAAGCGGCCACACCTGCTGGCGAGCAAGTGGAGACCGTTTGAGATCTCCATTGTGCCCATCGGGGCCGACCCCGGAGCCAAGTTTTTGTCGGCCAGCCTCTCGGCGGCTAAACGAATTTCTACCGCGCCCAGCGCGGCTGAAAACCACGCCCGGCACGAGCTGGCGCTGCGAGAGCGGCGTTGGCGCGTGTTTGGCAGATAAGGAGCACAACATGACTAAACGAGAACTTCTCGCGAATGTCTCCGCGCTGGAAAACGACTACAGCGCATTACTGGCGGCCTCTGCGGTCGCCGCCGACCCGGTCGCGCATCTCGCCACCGTGGACGCCAAGGAAACCGAGCTGAAGTCCGTCCGCGAGCAGTTGGCGGCGGTTGAGGCGCTTGAAGCGCGCGCCAAGAGCAACGTGACTCGTGAACCTGCTCGCGTTACCAGCGACAACGAAGCAAAGCGGCCCTGGGCCAGCTTCGGCGAGAACCTGCAGGCCATCGCTTTTGCCCAGTCCCCCGCTGGCTCGTTTCAGGGCCTCGGTGGCCGAGTGGACAAGCGGCTGTATGAGACGCTGACCGCCACCGGTTCTTCGGCCAGCATTCCGGCCGACGGCGGCTTTGCCATTGCGACGGCGTTTTCGGACCTGCTGCTGCGGCGGGCGCGCGAAACGGCTAGAATCTTCCCGCTGGTGAACGAGATCCCGATGGACGAAGGGTCTGACTCCATCGACCTGCCGTACATCGACGAGACCAGCCGCGCCAACGGTTCGCGTTGGGGCGGCGTCCAGGCGTACTGGACCGGCGAAGCTGACGCGCCGACGGCTACCAAGCCCAGATTTTCGCGCCACGAATTGCGGCTGGAATCGCTAAAGTGCTTGACCTATGCCACGGAGCGCCTGCTCCGCAATGCAACGGCCATGGGCGCGGTGCTGGAGAATGCTTTCGCCTCCGAGATTGCCTTCAAGTTGGATGACGCCATTTGGCGCGGCAACGGTGCTGGTATGCCTCTCGGTTTTAGCGTGCAGAATTACGGCGCGCAGTTGCTCGTGCAGGTTGCCAAGAAGTCCGGCCAGGCCGCTGACACGTTCGTGATCGAAAACGCTACGGCCATGCTTTCTCGCCTCCTGCGCGATCCCGGCGACCGCATCGCTTGGTTTTGCAACCCGGACACTATCGGCCAATTCCCGCTGCTGACCGTAGGGACTCAGCCGGTGTTTTTGCCGAACAACAGCGCAGTTGGGAGTATGCAGTACGGCACTTTCTTCGGCTTCCCGGTGATTGTTGTTGAGCAGGCCGAGACGCTCGGCGACGCCGGTGACATTGTGCTCGCCAACATGAGCAAGTACGTCATGATCACGCAGGGCGGCCTCCGCGCCGCGCAGTCGATGCACGTTCGGTTCATCTTCGACGAGATGACCTTCAAGTGGTCGTTTGACGCCAACGGCCAGAGCAGCGTCAAGCAGCCTATCACCGCATTTAAGGGACCGAATTCCTTGTCGCCCTTTGTGACGACTGCGGCCCGCGCCTAAACATAACACCGGAGCGGGCGGCGCAAGTCGCCCGCACTAAGGAGACCCAACATGCCTCGTTACGAATTACTCAACAATTTGCACTTTGTCAAGGGGCTCGATCCCGTGGCCGACGCCTTCGCGGGCACAGTTACTTCGGACGTTGTGAGTCTGGAAAATCATGAAAGTGCCATCTTTCTTGTATACAAGGGAGTTGGCACAACTGGCACTTCGACTATCACTGTTGAGGCGTGCGACGACTTTGTGCCGACGAATTTCACCGCTGTCGGCTTTTTGAGCAAGTCCATTACCTCGACCGACATTCAGGGCGCTATGACGACACGCGCGGCGGCCGGTTTTACCACGACCGCTGGTAG